TGGCGCAAGCTTACAAGAGAGGCGGTGGTGGCTATAAAGGCGAACGGACCGAAGGACAAAAATCCTTAAAGCGGTGGGGTGAACAGAAGTGGATGACAAAAGAAGAATACGAGAAAAAGAACTAGAGTTGAACTAAACTAAAAGAAAATATTAGCGATCATGGCGGCAGGTTATTATTTTCAGGATACAATTTTTAGCAATAGTCCCGCATTAACGGCGGCTGGGCTTGGTACCACTATTGAAGTCGGTGTTAATGACCTGTGTAGCACAACTGCCTACACCATGATTGTAACGGTGGCCACGATTAACACTAATGTTGTGGTTCGCTTGGAGGGCAGCATTGATGGGACCAACTACGCACCGATCATTGCAGATCAAACTATTTCCAGTAATGGGACCACTGTGTACAGTGTGGGCGATCGGCCTGTCAAATATGTGCGTCCTCGTTTTGTTAGTGAGTCTGGTGGCACTGCTGCAGTAGTTACTTTTAGTGTTGCAGCAGCATGATGGAACCTAAAGCAAAAATTCTTTTAAACAAAACCGTTACCGAGGTTGGTGCATCTTGTCCTCGTGCTACGACTGACATTGAGGAAAATATTAAAAATCGGAATTGGACGATTAAAAATTTTGCTTATGGTCCTTTAAATCCTGATATTCCAGATCCCGGTTTTTGGGAGAAGAAGGCCGAGATGTGGAACAGCGATGTAGACACTGTCATGTCTGCACGCTGTTGTAATTGTGCCGCGTTCGATCAATCTCCAAAAGTTATTGAGTGCATTATTCAGGGGATTAACGAGAAAGAAGCGGCTGACCCCTGGGATGTACAGGAACGTGCAAATCTTGGATATTGTCAGCTTTTCAAATTTAAGTGTGCAGGTTCCAGAACCTGTGATGCTTGGTTATACGGGGGATCTATTCAAGAGTAATGGCTGCTGACAAAGCTATTGAGCCTGGTAAAAAAAGTACTGAAAGGTACTTACCAGAATCTGCGTGGGCAAAACTAACGCCAGAGGAGCGCCGTCGTACTGACGAGAAAAAACAACGAGAATCACGAGAGGGTAAGCAGTTTGTTTCAAATACTGAACTAGCAAAAAAAGCTCGTCGAGCAGTGGAGCTTGCATCCAGGAGGAAGCAAAATGGATAAAGCCGGAACCCGGATGGGATACATGCTCGGTATATCCCAGAACAAGAGACCCTACGAAGCACTCCTTGCGACTAATCAAGGTGATTTTCAGGGTTTAATGCCGACCGAAGGTGGCTACTACGCCATTGGAGCTAGACTTCCTCGTGAACGTAAATCTCGTCTTGCTGGGGATGCATTTAATTTAAACTTAATAGGTAGTACTGGTAATCCTCCGTTACTGCCTGCACCTTATATTGGTGGCGCAGAATTGCGTAACTTAGACGTCGTCATTTAATTGGTTATGGGAGCATCTCCTGAAGGCACTTCTACCAGTCCCCGCACTGGGGATTCAATGGCACAAAACGCTGAAGCTGGTGCTACCATGCCTCGCAATGATTACGTCCGCCAAATTCGCGACACTGCTATTGCCAAACTAGGTAGCAGTGTGGGACTCCGCATGGCTGGTGATAAATTGAGCGATCTTCAGCCCACCACCAGCATGGCCGAAGAATCTGCAGCAGTAAAGTATTCACCTGAGAAAACCAGCAAGGCCCCAGGTTCTCAATATCTGGCCTATAGCTCTTCACCTGCACGTGTAACCGGCGCTTAATTAAAATGTCCAAGAAAGGTTCGATGCCACCAGAACTGCTGGCTCACTTCAAAAAGAAACAAGAAGATAAAGAATCTTCACCCGAAGAGAAAAAAGAGGGTGACAAAGAGCGTCGTAAAGAGGCCGTGAAGAAAGCCCGCGTTAGACTGGAGGAACAGAAGCGAGGGCGCAGGCATGACAAAAAAGAAGAAGCTGGTAAAGAAGGCGCTAAAAAAGCCTGATCTCTATACACCCGCAGAGCTTCAGTATTTTCGGCTTTGGTTGGCTAACAAAAAGAAGCAAAAAGAAGCCAAGAAGGCAACTGCGCTACAATAAGATTTAGTCAGAGATAGCGTAAAAGGGCTAATGTCATCTTCGAGTTCCAACAAGCAGCCGCTTTTGGTTGACAGGCCGGCAACCACATCCGCCCTGGTTACCGTTGCATCTGGTCAGGCATTTTCTACCAGCCTTGTTCCTACTGCTGTTGGTAATGCCACAAAGGTATTCGACGTCGACTCGTCTTTGACTGATACCTCGATCAGTGGTGCGTATATTGACGAAATTTGGTTCCAATACAGCAAGCGAAATATTGAATTTATTGACGCAGCAGGTACTACATCTGGTACTTATTCTGCGGACAGCACTAATGTTGTCGTCACAATTAGTGCCGGCCACAATGTACAGGTTGGTCAAAAAGTTTGGCTTGACTTTACGTCCTATAGCTCTGGCTCCACTCCTATTGACCAAGCTGTGACTGTTACGGCTGTCACGCCAACAACCTTTACTGGTACCATTCCTAGCATTTCTGGTCCTATTACGGGTAATGTTAGCTGCCGACTGCCACTGGATTTCTGCTTCTATCTGGTTAACACTGGCACGATCACTAATACCAACCAGTTTTTCCCGCTGTTTGTTGCCAGCATTCCTGCTACCTACGAAAATCAGCTTTATAGTCTGACTATTAATAACGTTTTACCTCTAATTAATCACCCAGTTGTGCAAGCTGGTGCAAACTTCACAAGCACCAACAGCACGACTTCTCCCAAGACTCGTGGTTTGATCCTTCAGCGTGGTCAAGCCCTGTACGTTGCTGCTAGTGGCGCCACTGCGCTGACCAACGGATTCTACGTCGGCGTACAAGCCGGATACTATTGATGTAGCCATGCCGTTCGACGTTGGCGGATTTGATCCTCCGTCGAAAAAAACTTTTAGTGGCAAAACATTCGGTAATTTTGAGGATCCAAATCAGTTTCGAGCTGTAGAGGATTACGCAAGAGAAACACAGAAATTTAATTTTCTACCACAAAATAAAGATCTTAAGAGTCGTGTCCGATTTTACGATTACGACTCTCTGTGGGCTCGTTGGCGTCGTGGGTACGAGCTGTATACGATCACCCAGAGCGTTCTAGGGTCTTTTGCGAACGAACGACGTAGGCGCGGTGATTTCCGCATGTACTGCGCCTTTCAGCAGTTTCCAGGCGTATTTATCCCTGGTCGAGTCTTCACGTTTCCCACAACAGATAAAGAGATTGGCGAACAGATCGTCGGCATGCGCGATGCCAATGGATTTAATTTTTATAATTTTGGTCTCCCAATTCTTGCTGTTCGATATTTGGGCGGTGCAGTCACCGCAACATATTCTCAATCAGGTACAACCCTAGTAGTTACTGAGCCTGACCACGGTCTATTAATTGGTGAAAGCGTTTATTTGGATGTCCTTACTGGCGCTGGAGTCGACGCAACTCTGATGGTTGTTGCAGTAACTCAAAACACTTTTACGGTGACTGCAGGGAGCTCTCTTACTACAAGTGGAAATTTAATTTATTACTTAACCACTACATTTTCAGACCCCCGCTGGACAACGACACGGGTTCGTTTACGCTCTATTCCTGTACCGGTTAGGTTTTTTGCTGGAGAACGGCTGATCGATCGTGTCGTTGAAAAAGATCCGGGAATTTTTTCTACATATTCACGTACTGGTTCTACGGTCACTATAAACTGCACTTCTGCCCACGGTTTATCCACGGGTAATAGGGTATTTATTGCTGTAACGAGTGGGCTGGTTTCGTCGGGTCAATACGATGTGACAGTTACCAGTTCAACTCAACTGACCATAACGACGATTGACAGCGGACTCACCAGTGGAAATTTAATTCTCAGTCGATTGATTCCTGGATTTAAATATGATGACTACGTTGGTTATACCGTTACAGGTGTAGATGTAACAACTAATGAAATTATTTTTCAGCGAGATGACAGCTACGGAAGTATTTTTGTTGACAATAAGTATGTGACAACTGTCCCAGCTCAACGCGGGTTCATTGTCGGGCGTTTCTTAACTACAGAACTAAGGTGGCAATGCTCGTGTCAAGATTTTATGAGGCGAGAGGGATTCAATTTATATAAAGATAAAACCAGTCAGCGGTTCCCCGTTACCGCCATTTCAGCGACAAAGCCAGGTCAAACACAAAATGATGACAACACTCTGAGCAATGAGCGAGACATTCCAGGTAGTTTTTCGGACTTAGGTTATTCAGTAATTAATAATTTTTACGGTTTACCTGATTATCAGGATACAAGCGAATTCTCATATCCAAATCTTTATTACTACCAGATTCGTTGGTGTAAGCATATTTATGCGGCGATGTTTTCTATCGTCCATGATGAAGGAAATGAACCGATTGCTATTGCTGCCACGTATACACAGGCTGGGCCAAATATTACAGTTACTGCTCCGGATCACGGATTGGTTGCGAATACTAAAATTCAGCTCGACTTTACCAGCGGGAACGCACTTTCTGGTCAATATACGATTACAAGTGTACCGGATAAAAATACTTTTGTCGTTGTTTACCCATTTAGTGAAGCTACCGGTGGATACGTCACAGTTAGTAATTTGCGTGAACATGATTTTGTAAGTTCTTGGATTTTGGAGCCAAACGATAAACCAATTGGCACTGGACTTGACGTTTTTTACCGCAATTTTGAAAAAGAAAACGAAAGGCTCAGGCAGGCGGCTGAACGGATGGCCATGATGCAGCAGGGTATGCCCTGGGTGGGTGGTACTTCAGTTACTGGTTCACGCAATCAACCCGAACAAGTTGCAAATTACAACACAGAGTTAGTCACCATGATGATGACTGACAGTATTCGTCGCGGTGCAGACGGGGAGCTGAGTCGAAGCGGAGTAGAGGTCAACACTGCAAACCGTATGCTCACCATGATGAGCAAGCTGTTTAACATTCAACCAACTTTGATTCAAGATACTAAAATCGGTATGCTTGATGAGCCGTTGGTTAATTATGTACCTGATTTTGAGTTTGGTCTAATTATTGGTGGTACATATTTAAACGGTGTACCAGTTGAACCTGCGTCTCAGACCAGTCTGATAGACTGTGAGACGTATTCACCTCTTACTGCCCAAGACACTGTCGTTGATGGCGGTTTGTATATCAATTCATAGCGATGGCTGTTCAGATTTTATCCCGTAGGTCATCAGTTCTGTATGACAGGCCATTTCCTATCCGACTAGGTGTTGCCGAATTAGCAGTCAACAATAACCCTGGGGATCCAGGTTTATATTTTGCAGATAATACGGCTACGCCCTCAACCGGATTAATTAAAGTCGGCCCAACTTTCATCGGAGCGACCGCACCGAATACGCCGGCTGCTGGCTTTACTTTATTTAGTAAGGGTGAATCTTGGCTGGATACATCCAGCACCTATATTTTCAAGCTTTACGACGGAAGTACGTGGAGAACGCCTAAAGCAGTTGTGTCAAATAGTAACGGTAAGCCTGTTAACCCTACCGATGGGCAGCTTCATTACGATCAGTTAATTCCCGGTCTATTTATGTACAATTCTGCGACTGCTGCGTGGATCGCCATTTAATCAGTGTGGGTGATTAAGGATATGGTCCAGGATACGGTCTAATTTTGTATGGACGGCTTGGACCTCACGAAGAAAATCTTCTTTTAAAACGTATTCTTTAATTACCCGGTCCTGAAAATTATCAAAATCACGTTCAAGCACTTCAAATCTACGCTCAATCCGCCGATTGAAGTTATTTAAAGCCCTAGAGAGGCCGGCAAAGGCTCCAAAACTGCCAGATAATACCGCCGCAATCAACTCTGGCGTCACTTTAGTTGAAAACTTTTTCTCTATTCTAAAGTACTTACCAACTTAGAATGTAGGGACGCAGGACGTAGTCGATGTCAACTGGTTACGAACCCAATATAGAAGGTGCTATAGCAGTTTTGGTCGATTTGATGACGGCCAACGGGTTTACTATGACCCGCCAACCTTATGAGCCCAATTACAGAGGTTTAGTTGATGCCATTATTGACCTCAAAGAAGGTTTTCCGGTTTTTGCGCCTTCTCGTGTTGGTTTTGATGCAACGGCCTTCGAAACCCTAACGGATGGGGCAGCTCTCTACATGCGTGTCAGCGATGGCAAGGTTGGCCTTGCTCAAGCTGATGGAACCGCTGATGAGGCGCTAGTTGTCGGCTTTGCTGATTCAGCCGCGACCTCTGGTGCCACGGTAAAAGTGTTAGTTGCTGGCATCAAAACAATGCCATCGACTGTTGATCCTGGTGACGTGTACTTTTTAAGTACAACTGCGGGAGCAATTACAACAACTGCTCCTTCAGTTGCTGGTCAATATGTGACTCGCGTTGGAGAAGGCGCTACGACCACAGATTTTAGTATTCAACTAGAGCCACCTATTCGCTTATCCTGATGGCTGGTGTTAGTAATTACGAGCCCTACGCTCCTAATAATCAGGGTTTAACGGAAGCTCTGATTGACCTAAAATCAACTATGGCCGGTAAAACTGTGTATTCAGTTGCCGGATTCCAAGCCCTTGCGTTTGAAGCTGTTTCCCAGGGGCAGGCTCTTTATTCCCGCTCTAGTGATGGAAAAGTGGGTTTAGCAATTGCCAACGATACGTTTGACAAAGCTAACGTCGTAGGTTTTGCGCAGACTTCAAAATTAGCTGGTGAAACTGTCCGCGTTTTGATTGTCGGGGTTTTGGCTACATCTGGACTGGATCCGGGTGATATTTATTATTTATCCGCAGCATCTGCAGGAGCAATTACAACAGCCGCGCCAAGTTCAGCTGGTCAGTATGTTACAAGGGTTGGAGAGGCCGCCAGTAGTGCTGAGTTTATTGTTCAACTAGAGCCACCAGTTCGACTCGGTTGAAGACGGTAGCTTTGGTAGGATGGTTACAACAAGCGGTTCAATGTTGCTCTGCTACGTGAGCCAGAGAGACAAACAAAATGGCAACTAGAAAGGCAATTTGTCTGGTTAGCGGTTTATTTGAGGAGGTCAATACTCCTACTGATAAGCTGGATTTTGCTGGCAACTCTACAACTGATTTAGCAGAAGGAAGTAATCTTTATTACACCAATACCCGTGCTCGCCAGGCAATCAGTGTCACGGATTCTGGTGGCGACGGCTCGTTAAGTTACGACAATACAACGGGCGTCATTACTTACACTGGTCCATCCGCCAGTGAAGTTCGGGCTCACCTTAGCGCCGCCAATAGTGGAACAGGGTTTGGCAGCCTTGCTTATGACAACAGCACTGGGGTGTTTACTTACAGTGTTGTTACCGCTGCAAACATTCGCCAGCAGATTTCTGTCACTGATTCCGGTGGCGATGGATCATTAAGTTACGACAACACAACAGGTGTTATTACTTACACCGGACCTTCTGCCACTGAGGTTCGATCCAAGTTCAGCGTTGCTGTTGGATCCGGATTAACGTACAACAGTACTACCGGCGAATTCGGAACCAGTGCCATTCCCAATTCGCAATTAGCGAACAGCTCGATCACATTTGGCAGTACCAGCACCTCACTAGGCGGAACCGTTACGGCGCTGTCGATTACCAGCTACACTGCTTCTAGCTTTGTTAATGTTGGAGCTGGCGTTGGTTCCGCCAACAGTATTAACATTGAGCCTGGTGCCATTGTTTTTGAAGGCTCCACTGCCGATGGATTTGAAACAACGCTTCAAGTTGTAGATCCAACAGCGGATCAAACCATTACGTTTCCAAACGCAAGTGGAACTGTCGCTCTGTTGACGAGCCTGTCAGTTGCTGCTGGTTCTGGTCTGACGTACAACAGCACCACCGGGGAGTTTGGCACCAGCGCAATTCCCAACAGCCAACTGCAGAACAGTTCGATCACTGTTGGTAGCACTGCGATTGCCCTGGGCAGTAGCTCAACGACGCTGACAGGTCTGACCTCTGTTACATCGACAGGGATCACCACAAACGACAGTGGTTTTCGGATTCGTAATACTGCAGATCTGACCAAGCAGATCGCTTTTGATGCATCTGTAATTTCAACAGCAACGACTCGAACCTACACACTTCCAGATGCCAGCGGCACCTTGGTGTTGACAACAACGGTTCCAACGACATTCTCGGATTCTACGTTCAGAGTTCAAGACAATGCCGATGCAACCAAGCAGCTGGCGTTTGAGTGTTCCGGCATCGATACTGCAACCACAAGGACGATGACCGTTCCAAATGAAAACGGAACGATCTCAACTCAAGATTTTGCCACGGCAATTGCAATTGCATTAGGATAACATTATGGCAACTCAAGTACAATTCCGGCGTGGCACAACAGCCGAAACCGCAACTTTTATAGGTGCCGTAGGTGAAGTTACCGTTGATACTGTTAAGCAAACTTGTGTTGTCCACAATGCTAGCCAAGCAGGTGGTTATCCTCTCCTCCGGGAAGATGGCACTAATGCTGCTTTTTCTCTGGGCTCTCTCAGCAGTTGCGCTCTAAAATTTGCCAGTGATCCCAATACCGGACTTATTAGTCCAGGCTCGGATCAACTTGCCCTGGTGACAGGTGGTGTTGCTAGACTTACAATAGATTCATCTGGTTCAGTCACCATTCCTGGCAACGTTTCTATTACTGGTAGTTTGACGGTGACAGGAACCTTTGATTCAACTGACAACCTCGCACTTATTGTTGCTCTGAGCTGATATGGCCAATACTTTTAAGATTGACACCAAATCAAGCGTGGTTACAGATGCAATTAGTAGCACGAATTGCAACGTCTTAAGTGCAGGTGCCTCTGCCACTGTCATTCTGCTGAGCATCCTGGTTTCGAACAAAACAGGAAGCAGCGCCAACGTTGATGTTTACCTGGTAACCAATACTGGTGATGATGTTTATTTGATCCGTAATGCTCCAGTTCCTGCCGGTTCCTCCCTTGAGATCATCAGCGGCAACAAGATCATCATGGAGTCCAGCGATGTGCTGAGGGCTCGCGCCGATACAGCCACTGCTTTGGACATTGCCGTCAGCTACCTTGAGCAAACCTGATAGGAGGTCAAGATAATGCCATTAACACAGGTTGAAACAAGTGGCCTCAGTGGATCTGGTGCATCCAGTAACTCCACAACTGGTAACGTTTTCTCTCAGACAGGTCCGTTTAAAAATAGAATCATCAACGGCGACATGCGGATCGACCAGCGCAATGCTGGGGCGGCGGTCACACCATCCAGCAGCACAAGCCAATACCTTGTAGACCGCTGGAGACTTGATTATTCCCAAACCAGCAAGATCACAGCGCAACGCGATACAACTGTGCCCTCCGGGTTCACAAACTCTTTGAAGCTGACTGTTGCGGCCGCAGTCACTCCCGGAGCATCTGATTATTTCCTTTTGGCGCAGCCTATTGAAGGCGTGAACACAGATGATTTGGCTTTTGGCACTGCTTCCGCTAAAACAATCACTGTATCTTTCAAGGTTCGGTCCAGTGTCACTGGCACCTATGCGATGGCTATTCGTAACGGGTCAAATAACCGATCCTATGTTGGAACATACACCATCAGTGCGGCTAACACTTTTGAAGACAAGATTGTTACGCTGACGGGCGACACTACTGGAACATGGGCGACTGATACTGGCTCCGGTATCACAGCCATTTTTGACTTGGGATCCGGCTCTAACTTCAACGGTACTGCAGGGGCGTGGGCTGGAGCCAACTATTTCCGCACCAGTAGCACTGTCAACTGGATCTCAAATGCAGGCGCCACCTTCTACATCACCGGCGTCCAACTTGAAGCCGGCAGCGTCGCCACCCCGTTTGAGCGCAGGAGCTACGGGCAGGAGCTGGCTCTCGCGCAACGCTATTACCAATTATTGGAGGGCTTTACGGGCACTTCGTTCTCAACAAGCACCATTGCAGTGGGCGCTGTATTTAGAACAGAGATGAGAGCAAGCCCGACAGTTTCAGCAACAGCTGCAATTCAGATTACCTACCCCGGCGTCAATGACTACACACAGTCTTCTGCAAACGCAAGCATTGTAAGTGGACGCATTTCGGCTAGAGGTGCATCAGTAGCTTGTGCAAATTTCAGTGGCCTGACAAACGCAATCGCTCACGTTCACAATGTCAGCGTAAACAGTGCGGCGATCGCATTTTCTGCGGAGCTTTAACATGTATCAACAGTATCTTGATCCGATTTCTGAGAAAGCCGTCGATTCGGCAATCTTGCGCCTTACGGACAACGCCTGCATCCCCTTCGACCCCGCCAACACCGATTTTGCCGCCTACCTCGCTTGGCTGGAAGAGGGCAACACCCCCGAGCCTGCACCCGTAGAACCTGTCACCTGGGATTCAATCCGCGCCAAGCGTGATCAAATCATCCGTGACACAGACTGGACAATGACCCCAGGAGCCACAGTTGATCAGGGTGCATGGGCTTCCTACCGTCAGATCCTTCGTGATCTTCCTCAAACCTTCGCTAAAACTGGCCCAGAATCTGTCATCTGGCCAACTGAACCATCTACTGACGGTCCAAACAGCACTCCAGTAGAATAAACATAACTGAGTTAATAGAGAGAAACCGTGGCTTATTTGGGAAACGATCTGCAGGTCGCTTATCCAACGTATAAAAATATAGATGACATCAGTGGTTCCTTCAATGGCTCCACGACCTCTTTTGCTCTCCTCGTTAGTGGCGCAGCTCCTGTACCGCTGCCGTTAAACTCGCAGCAGTGCCTCATCTCCGTTGCTGGTGTTCTCCAACGGCCCGATGACACGGGCGCTGAAGGTTTCCGTCTCAGTGGCGGCAACATTGTTTTCAGCTCTGCTCCAGCTTCTGGCGCTGATTTCTTCGGGGTCATCCTTGCTGGCGCTGATTACGTCAATGCAGGTGGTACATATCCAGACGGTAGTGCTGCGGTTCCCAGCATCACCTTCCAAGATGACACCGACACTGGTTTCTACCGTGCCAGCTCTGGCGTCATTGGCGTAACATCAAACAACAGCGCGAAGACCATGGCGCTGCTTGAGAACGTTCAAACATTTACAGCCGCTCAACGTGCAGCGATTACAACGTTGACTGATGCTGCAACTGTAACTCCTGATTTTGCATTAAATAATAACTTCACGATCACACTCAACGTTGCAGGTGCCAGCCGCACCATCGCCAACCCAACAAACCTTGTCGCTGGTCAAAGTGGTTCGCTGTTTGTGATTCAGGATTCGAGCGGCAGCCGCACCATCACCTGGGGTTCCTCTTGGGATTGGGCGGGAGGCGGTACAGCTCCTACGCTTTCGACCGGGGCGAATGCTGTTGACAGGATTGATTATATTGTTCGTAGTGGTACGTCGATCCACGCTGTTTGGACTGGGAACTATAGCTGATGGCTCACTTTCATGACAACGCTCTGGTCGGTGCAAGCGGTCAGGGTGGTTACCAGATCTCGCGCAGCCTGCGGTTCAACTCGGCGGATTCGGCGTACCTCAACAGGACTCCGGCGAGTGCGGGGAATAGAAAGACCTACACCATCTCGATGTGGGTCAAACGTGCCAAGCTTGGAGCAACTGCACGCTTGTTTGGCGCGTACAGCAGTGGAAGCGCATATTTTGAAGTTGCCTTTACATCTTCGGATACTCTCCAGTGGTATTACTGGAATGGTTCTGGATATTCATACAACAGGGTTACTACGCAGGTTTTCCGTGACCCAAGCGCTTGGTGCCATTTTGTATTTGTTTTTAACAGCCCTGCGGCAACGGGATCACAGCGCATCCGCATTTATTTCAACGGACAAGAGATAACAACTTTTTCAAGTTCGACGGATCCGACGCAAAATTTTGATTGCCTTTGGAATAGCACATCAACCAATGTAATTGCAGACTTACTGTACGCAGGTTCTCCTGGCTCAACATTCGATGGAATGATGACGGAAATTCATCACATCGACGGCCAAGCCCTGACCCCCAGCAGCTTTGGCGAGACCGACACCATCACCGGCGTCTGGAAGCCGAAGAAGTACACCGGCACCTACGGCACCAACGGCTTCTACCTCAACTTCTCAAGAAAC